AAGATTTTGCATCTTTGCATAAGTAACAGCATCAGCTTCAATAGTAACTACACCAGCATTCGTCATAGTTGTATCACCAGAGAGTGGTGCAGCAGCAAAACCAGCACCATCACCTATCATAATTTGAGTTGATGTTAATGTTAGTTCGGACAATACTCCGCTGGTTCCCGAATCATTGACTAACAGCGAATTTGCAGCAACATCTTCTATTTTTTGAAATGTAACAGCTTCATCCGCAATCATTGCTGCTGCTACACTACCAGTATCACCAGAAGAAATCACATTACCTGAAACCGCCGGAAGGGTTAAAGTAGTATCACCTGCCAAAACAGCGGCACCTCGAAGCGTAATTGCATTAACGCCAGTATCAGTACCTTCAAGAAATTTCATTGCTGGTATACCAGCAGTACCATTACCGATATTTAAAGTATCTATTGCACTCGCACTATTTGTAATAATTGCAGAATCAGAGTCTAGTGTTCCATGAGCATGATCTAACATACCAGTAAAATAATGTCCGCCAATAACGTGTACAGCAGTACCACCATGACTACCAATATAAAGTCTTCCTCCACCATTTGATTGTGAAGGTGTAGCAGTGCCGAATACCATAGCTAGTTCCGAGGCCTCTAATTGGGAGGCGGTCGGGGCTACCGAGGTATCCGATGTTGGTTTTTTAATTTGAATTATTGTTGCCATTTGTAAACTCCTGAAGTTAAATAATCAACATATAGAATGTATCTAATTATTATTTATTATTAAAAAGAACCGCCGTCAATAGAAGTAACAGTAGAATCAACTGTTACTGTATCGCCGGTAGCATCCGTTGTTAGTGTTGTGTCTCCTGACGCTATTAAAGTAAGTGTATCTTCAGCAACGTCCGCTACAACATTGTTTTGTCCATTGACTAAAATTGTCTTGAAAGCACTTCCACCACCACCACTACTATTAAATGTAATTGATTTCGGGGTCGTTGCCGTATCTGTCGTAATAGTAGTATTGGTTCCTGCTACAAGTTCAATTGTATCTACTGCAACAGCAACTAGATCAGATTGTCCAGAAACTTTCCAAGTTTTGAAAGTACTTTCCATAGCAACTTTAACTGCACCACTGCCCATGTCAGTTAAAGCAAAACCGCTATTTGTATCAAATTGAATTTCACTTACATTTGGAACTTCAACATTTGATACATTATCATTAATTTCATTGACAGCTAAACTACTACTGCCACCGCCCGAATCTCCTATCCCCCATTTATTTGTGCTAGCATTCCATTTTAAACTTTTATTATTTGAAATACCAGTAATATCTACATCATCGAGATTGTTTAATCGAACCTCACCACCACCAGGCCCTGCAACTGCAATTTTTTGAATCCACTTTTCTAATTTATCAATTCGTGCAGTAATTACATCTGTCTCTTCTACTATCTCTTTTTTATCTTTTTCCTTCTCATGTTTAGTGATAATTTCAGCAACATTATCTACTGTTGTTTTATCAGTAATTGGTTCTTCTACAATTACAGTTTCTATTTTTTCTTCTGATTTTAGTTCCTCAACCTCTTCAATTACTTCGTGTACTTCTTCCGGAAGAATTTCTGCTGGTTCTTCTACAACTACTGGCTCAGTTTCAATAGCATCTTTATCCCCTCCAAGAAATTGAAATAACGACTCCAATGATTCCAGTGTCTTTATTTCTTTTTCTTTTGTATCTTCTACATTCGATTCTACTTGTTCTTGTTTAATCGTATCAAGTTCCTGTTTGATACGAGCATAGCGCTTAAGTGGGTCCTTTTCTTCTAATTCCTCTTTAAGTTGAGCATATTTGTCATAAATATTTGAACTCATTAGGTATACCTATTTTTCTGTTACTTTTGATTCTTGTTTAACTAATTTCAAAAGTTCAGCCGTGCTCCCCACAAATAAAGCATTAGTCACATTTTGTGCTCTTGCAATATCATGTCGCCCTCCATCATTTTCGATAATTTGTTTTTTATGATGAAGTTCTATTAATTTTTCCTGTGCATCAGTCATATTTTTCAATAACTGTCCGAACACTTCAAATGCTCTTGGGGATTCTTCTGCTTTTGCGATCTCCAAAAGTTCGTCCATTGCATCTCTGCCCCGTTCAATAACATGATACATATTTTCGCGGGCATATTGAAAATCGGTATTTCTATTATCATCTCCATTTATTATAGTAGGTTGAGCTTCTTCTTTGATATGTAGAATCTCATTGGATACTATTGGAATTTGTTCGACTAATTCAAGATGTTTTTCAATCCTATTCTCAATTATCTTTTCAACATTTTTCATTAATTATCTGTTCCTGCTACTGGATCGTGTGTTATTCCCTGTTCATAGGAATCAAAAGTTTCAGTAAACCCAAAAGCATCATGGGTAATTGCATCAATATCTTTTGGTACTACTGTTGTTCTACTGACAGTTCTGCCTTCTGCAATTGCTTCGTCTGAATTTTCGTTTAATAGTCTAATTCGTGTAGATGTATCCGTATCGTGCTTATCCAATACCATATAATTTACGTTGTATGGTGTGCTATCTTCTGCAATAATATATTCTGGAGACTCTGCTACAGCTGACATCAAATGCGTATCTACTACAGACGTTGTTATTACTTTTGCATTATCTGTAATACCCGGATATAAAAACCCTTTAAATATAAAAGAAAGCGTCCATATAATAGAACGTCTTGTTGCAAAATCTCCCTCGTAAGTATCTTCACTTGTAACAGAAGTCAATACCAAAGGTACATCTCGTTTCTCGTCCATAGATGAAACCAGATTCATTGTCACCGTAAATTCTGGTGTGAAAAATGGTAATATCTGTTCTAGTATTTGAGTGCCATCTTCTGCATTCTTGATATAAACATAAAGAGAAAAATCCCAATTATAAGGAACTGGATTGTATTGTTTTTTAAGACCTGATGTCGTTCCAGCCTTAACATTGCGACCAATAGTATTGAGTTTCCTCACTCCATCATAAGTCATCGAAAGCAGCTCAAATCCCATCCGTGGAACAGTAAGTGCTATTTTCGGATTCAGACTGGGGTCGGTACTTATACGAGTAAGAAACTTTTCCCTAGGCCCGTATGCAAGCGGAACCTTAATAGTTTCAATAACTGACCCCGCACTATTGGTTCTTCGGACTTCTATATCATTGAATAACGTCCCAAATGCAACCACCATTTTTCGGGAAGTTTGGTGGTAAAAATATGTTCCAAACATTACGGATTATCTCCAAACGGATTTCCTTCAGAAAAATCAAAAATCGAATCTGCATCAATCTCAAATTGTTGTCCACTACTGACTGTATCAGATGTAGCATCATCAATTGTCTGTAACGTTTCAGTTGTTTGATCAGTTGTAATCTTGGTCGAATAAGTTCCAGTTGCCATACTTGTTGCACCTGTAATAATTTCATTCAAGGTAAATGTGCCAGTCATATTGATAAGGTACAAATAACTTGTTGTAGAATCCCAACGTGCAACTTCGCCTGTAATGGCAGAAGTCCCACCTGTAACTGTTTCGCCTTCTTCAAATATTCCGGTAATACTGGACAATTCAAATGTACGAACAAATGATTGTTTTTGTTCAATCACATCAATCGTATCAATACCAGTATCAAGTTTCTCATCAGAATAAACAAACAGTTCGCAAGTTAAATCAAAGGTTGGTAATGCACCATTTTGATAAAACGGTGTTTCGTGTTCGACAAACATAATCTGGAAGAGCTTACTCGTAAGAGGAAAAAAAATTAAATCTCCCTCCTTAGGCCGAACCCCCAAATCCAACCTCTCCCAAGCTCTTCTCGCTAAAGAAAAGACAATTTGATCACGAACCTCTAGACCAAATTTTGAAATTAAATCACCTTCGCCCTCGAACCCATCCACAGATTTGATGTACATTTCAACTGAATGCGCATCTTTGTATTCCGAAATGGAATCCTCACCAAGAATTGTATCTGTATTAACTAGCGTTCTTGGAATATATGAAACATCATGACCGTATATTTGAATTGATTCCGTAACAAGAGAATGTAATAATTCCTGTTCGTTCTTTGCATCAAATGTACGAAAATATGAATTTGTTGACATTCAATTATCCTACATAAAAATTATCTGGTAATTGATAGCGCATTTGCATTTCTTCGTCAAGTTTATCTAATTCTACATTGCCATCATCATAAATCTGTCTCCCATTGAGAGTTATACCACCCGGCAGTTGCATTCCTTCATATTTCATTAGATTCGAGCCCCATTGTTTTTTGAAAAGCGCAGTTGTATATTTTTTCAAGAAAATATCATTAAACAATTCTGTATAAATCGTTTCATCAATTTTCTTATAGCA